CAGAGATGTGTGTAAGAGACAGACGTAAGCGTGCCGCAGGCCCGCGTCCGCCGCGACATATGGAGGAACAGCATGCAGGACGCCGCGCACCACGAGTACCTGCACTTCCGGTTCGAGCACCTGGACCCGAACCAGAAGCCGAACACGTTGCGAAACTGGCTCGGCTCCCTGATGGAGGCGAAGAAGCGCAAGGCGCGGCCGGAGGTCCTGAACCTGATCGCACCCGGGCCCATCGGCAGCGGTAAGACGACCGCGGTTTGCGCCCTGGGCAACGAGGCGTCCGAGCAGGGCCTGGTCGTGCGCTTCGTGAAGCACACCACCTATCTGACGTGGCGTCGCCCTGACTCCGCCCCGCACAACCTGACCGCACACCAGGTACGGGAACGGTTCGTCACCTGCGACCTGCTCATCCTCGACGAACTGTGCGGCGAGATGGACATGACCGCCACAGAGTTCGCCCGCAAGGAGACCATCGACCTGATCGACTCCCGGCTGGCGGCCGGCCGTGCAACGGCGTTCTCGACGAATCTCCGCAGCCGTAGCCAGCCGGGCAGCCCCGGCCTCGGTGTGGTCGACATCCTCGGAGAGCGGTTGCTGTCGCGGCTCGAAGCCTCTGCCCACCTGCTGAAGATCACGGGCCCGGACCGCCGGAAGCCCGCGAAGCCCCTCGACTGGTAGTCACGCCGAACCGCCTTATTCCGTAGCGAAACTGACCTGGCGTGAGCAACGTCAGGGCGAGGGTTCAAAAGACGCTATATCGTTTAGTCGATCCGGAAGGCCATGAGCATAGGCCGACCGGGCGTCCCGAACGAAGGAACGGTGTCTTGTTGAAACAGTGGTTTCCTCGCGCCCGTAAGGGCATCCGGCAGAAGCCGCCGAAGCCGCTCGGCGAGTCCGGGGTGCCGCCGCTCACCGAGTGGGAGCGCTTCGGTGCCGCTCTCACAGGGCTCGGTGGCGCGGCCGTTGGAGGACTGGGCTTCTATGCATCCTTCGACGCTGTGTCTGCTGCCGCGGAGACGTGGGGCTTCATAAGGCCGTGGGTCCTGCCTGTGGCCATCGACTCTGCGATTCCCGTGTTCACCGCCGCCAACCTGTACCTGATCCGTATGGACATGGCGCTCGCGTGGGTGCGGTTCGTGCCCTGGGCGCTGAGCATGATCACCTGCGCGCTGAATGTCGCTGCCGGCCACTCCCTGTGGGCGAAGGTCGCGCACGGCTCCATGTCCCTGCTGTGGGTCGGCGTCTCCGAGGTGGCTGCGCACATCTACGCTGTGCGGATCGGCGCCGCGACAGGCCGGCGTCGCCGCCTGGAAAAGGTCCGCTGGAAGCGTTGGCTGCTCGCCCCGTGCTCCACCTTCCTCTTGTGGCGCCGCATGATCTTGTGGGAGCTGGAGTCGTACCGCACCGTCCTCAAGCTGGAGCAGGGGCGGCTGGTGTACCAGGCCAAGCTCCGGGGACGGTTCGGGCGGGCGTGGCGCCGGAAGGCCCCCGTTGAGGCGCTGCTTCCCCTGCGCCTGGCCCGCAACGGCGTGCCCCTGGTCGAGACTGCCCCGGCAGGCCTGGCCGCGGCCGGCATTGATCCGAGCGACTTGCCCAGCGTCCTGCCCGCGGCGGACGAGTTCGAGGCCACGAAGCTCGCGCCGGCGCCCGCGGCCGCACCCCGGAAACCGAGGGTTACCCCTGCCGTCCCGGCGCAGGCGGAGGTGCAAAAGGTCACTCCTGCCCGGGGCGAGGACAAGGTTGCCCAGGGCGAGGACTCCACCGCCGACGGGCCCCGCACCTTCCTGTCGAAGGATGAGGTGTACGAGATGGTGAAGGCTGCAATCGAGGCTGGTGAGGCGGAGCGCTTCACCAGCGGGGACCTGACGGGCTCCAAGGTCGGCAAGATGCTGGGCCAGACCGAGCAGAACGGCCGCAAGGTCCGAAGGGACCTCTTCAAGAGGTACGCGGGCGAAAAGATGAGGGAACTGCCCGACGATTTCACGATCGAGGACGTGATGACCGCAGCCCACGGCTGAGGCATCCTGCCCCTACCCGTACCAATGCGGCGGGCCTCTCTCCGGGGGTGCCCGCCGCCTGCATGATCGGACCCGCCATGACACCGGAGATCCTGGCCCGGATCGCCGCCGCACGCGCTGCCCGCGACCTTGCCGACCTAGCCCGTCAGGCGGTCGGTACAACCGCAGAAAACAGCAGCACCGCTGAGCGCATCGAGAAGGCGCGCCGCTTGCGTCAGATGGCCAACGAGATCATCAGGCTGACCGTTCTGGCCGAGGCGCTGGCTGGCGGGGACTGGGCAGAGATCACTGAGGCCTTGGGCCGTCTCGACCCGGGCACGGTGGAACGGGAGTACGCCGACGACCTTGCAGAGTGGGACGCCCCTGTCGGCGAAACCGAGGCAGAAGGGGCGGCCGCCGGCATTGAGGCCCTGGACGGCTGGTACGCCCGGCACCGCGAGGAACACGACCCTGACCTCGAAAAACCTGTCGCTGATCTGCTGAACAGGCATTGAGGCGGGCCTTCGTACGGGTAGAATAGTACAGCAATGAGACCGCGAGAGCTTAACGCTTCCGCTGTCTCATTCTGCGCGGGCAGAGCAACCCGCGCGTCCCGAACGAAGGATCACCGATGCCTGGTATCACCACGCCCCTGCGTGAACGCAAGTCCCGCCGGCCGACCGGTCTCCCCAACCCGCCGATGATGCTGCTCGTCGGGCCGGAGAAGTCTGGCAAGAGCTTCGAGGCGGCCGCGGGTACCGGCTCCGACCTGATCGGCATGACGTACTGGATCGAGATCGGCGGCTCCGAGGGGACGGCCGACTACTACGGCCGCGTCCCGGGCGCCCGGTACGAGATCGTCGAGCACAACGGCACCTACCAGGACATCCTCGACGCCATCCGGTGGGCCGTCGCGCAGCCGCCCGTGAACGGCAAGCCGAACATGATCGTCGTCGACAACATGACGGTCCTGTGGGACATGCTCAGTGATGAGCAGGCCCTCTTCGCCCGCCGCCGGGCGGAGCGGAAGGCCCAGGAGAACCGGCGCCGCGCCCCGAGCCTCGATGACCCGGTCGTCATCGACTCCGACCTCTGGAACCGGGCCAAGGACCGATGGGGCGAGATCCTGTGGATGCTCCGGCGGCACCACGGCCCGACCCTCCTGCTCGCCCGCCAGGAGATCGTCACTGCGTTCGAGAACGACAAGCCGACCCGGGACAAGACGCGGAAGATCAAGGCGGAGCGGAACCTTCCTGCCGCCGTCGACGCCATCGTCGAGCTGCATGCGTTCGGCGAGGCGCACCTGACCGGCGTCCGTACCCTCCACTGGGACGTCAAGCCGGGGGAGTCCGTGTCCTTTCCGGACTTCTCCATCGACACCCTGTTGCGACGTCTGGGATTCGAGGAGGCCGCCGCCGCCCGGCAGGTCACCGAGGCCCGGCCCGAGGCGTACCTGCAGGAGCAGGACCAGCAGCGCGCCCAGCAGCATCCCCAGCGTGGCCAGCAGCAGCGGAGGCCTGGTGAGAACGAGCTGACTGGCCCGAAGGCGGCCGCGCTCATCAAGAAGGCCTTGGAGGACCCGACCGACCCCGAGATGGCCCTGCAGGGCATCCGCGAGGAGTGGGGCATCCGCACCCTCAAGCAGCTCCCCACCGAGTCCCGCCTCGGGAAGTTGAGCGCGGACGACCTGATCACCCGCTCCCTCGCCTACATCAAGGCCCAGGCCGAGAAGCGGCAGCAGGGCGCTGGGGACCAGCAGCAGAGAGAGCAGACCGGCACCGACGCCGGGCAGGGCGAGATGACCAGCACCCCGCCGATCGCCATTGAGCAGGACCAGGCGCGCGAGCACCGCGAGACGCCGCCCGAGTCGTCGACGCCCGCCCAGCCCGCGCCCGAGCCGGAACCGCCGGCCGAGGGCGCCGTCCCTCCGCCGCCGGACCCGCAGGCCGAGGAGCCGCCGCCCGCCGAGACACCGGAAGACACCAGCGCGGCCGAGGAGCCGCAGGACCTTCCGGCCCGGCCCGCGGCCAAACGCGCCACGCGGAAGAAGCCGAATGAACCCACGGAGATCGCGCGCCAGGCGCTGCTCGACGAGGCGGAGGTGCAGGCCCGCTTGAAGTTCGCTACGCGGCGTGACCATCTCCAGCCGATCTACGCCGACGGGGAGCCGGGCTTGGCTCAGCTTCGAGACTTCGTGCAGGCGCAGCGCGCCGAGGTGATCGCCCTCCTGGAGGAGAACGACCAGGCCGTCCGAACGACCAGGCCGTCCTCGCCGACGTCTACCGGCGCGCGCCGATGCCGGACCTCGGGCTCAGGAAGAAGTTCGCCCCCTACTTCGACAGCGCGCCCGCAGGGCAGTGAGGTGACGTGAGGTGATGCGCGCCCGAGGCTTCTGGGGCGCGCCCACCACTCTGGCGCGCCTCCCTCCCTGCGCGTCACCTCACCTCACGGGACGCGCGACGCGCGCTTGGGCCCCTCCTGCAGGCGCGCCTCCGGCCGGCGGGCAGCGCGCTCATGATCGCCGTCCGGGGCGCGCCCGCGCTATCTGACGCGCGCCCTCCCGGGCCCTGGCGCGCCTCCGGGGGCTCGCCGCGCGCTGATCTTGGCGCGCCACCGCGACCGCGCCATGGCGCGCGCCGAGGAAGGGCGCGCCCCCGGTCGGCGCGCGGCGCGCCCACCGATCCGCGCGGCGCGGCCCGCCTGATCTCGACCGGTGCGCGCCCGCGCCCCGGCGGCGCGCGGTATGGCGCGCTCAGGACGGCGAGCCCCTCGGGGCCGATAGCGCGCGCCGTTTGACCTGCTATTTCGTCGAGGTGCGCCCCGCCGGTCGGGCCGTGCGCGCCTGCCCCGCGCGGGGCGAATGGGCCCACAGTGGAGGCGCGCGGCGAGTACGGCGCGGGTCCTCGAGCGCGCCGTCGACCGCGCGGTCCGGCCGCGGAGCGCGGCGCGGGTACCGGATCGGTCGCGCTTGTTCTCCTCGAGCGCGCGTCCGCGGCGCGCCTGGCCGCGCCGATCGCGCGCGCTTGGAGACGACGAAGGGCGCGCCCCAGGCGCGGCCTCTTCCCTCGATCCGGCCCGAGCCGCGCGCTCCTACGGCGCGCCCTGCCCAGCGGCCCGGCGGACCGCGCGCGCGTCTCGGCGCGCCTGCTTCTTCCCCTCTGTCAGCTCCGCGCGGACCTGGCGCAGGAGACTCGACAGCTCCTCGGGGTGCTGCTCGCCCAGGCGACGGAGCGCGCGAAGCCGGACGTTCGGCTCACTCGGCATCCGGCCGTGGCGCGCCTCGGCGTACTGGATGCCGTACCGCAGGAATCGCGCTTCGAACACGACCCGATCGCGGAACTCCTTGACCCGGGCATCGCGCGCCTTGCGGCTCTCACCAGCCGCGGCCGCCGGCAGGAACCGGGCCGGTTCCTCCAGCATCATGCGGCAGACCGCCTCAGCCCTGCCCGCTACTCTCGGTGAGCGGAAGGCGAGCGCCTGCACGCGCCGCGGCACCGGCCCCGTGACCGGCTCGTCGCGGACGAACGCCGTCCACCGACGGGTGAACGTCTCGTCGTCGAGCGCGGCAAGCTGCTTGGCCTCCTTGTGCGCGAGGTCGTCGACGACGTCCTCGTACGGGCGCGTGGCCGCCTGGAGAGCTGCCCGGAATGGAGCGATGCGGGCCGCCTGCTGGCTCTTGCTCTCGCCCTCCTCGCGGGGCAGGAAGCTGCGGACCCGCTTGATGGCCAACTCCAGCGCATCGAGGGTCCGCGGGGCCATCCGGGGCGAGACCAGAGCCGCGCCCTGGACATCGCGGGGGGCGCCGGTCTTGGACCCGCCGGTGACGTACTGGACGACCGTGTTCATCAGGCCGTCGGGAGACATGCCCGACAGGCGCTCGATCTCCGCCTCGATCTCCTGCGCTTCGGCCATGCTGTCTGTTCCTCCTCGGGTTGGGCCCGCTGCTCTCGGGCCGAAGGTGCACGTCTTCCTGCGGGGGCAGCAAGAGGTGGCCGTACCGAGCCTTGCGACAGCGTGTGCCGGATCATCGCTGAGCAGTGCTCCCCGGCCCCGAGTGCTCTGCACGCACCCGGTGGTCTCGATGCCTGATGTCAGGCGCGTCCCTGGAGAAGGGTCACCGCGGTGTCCATGAATCCAATGACGCCTGACGGCTATCTCAACGCTGTTGTCGCGGCAGCGGTACGGCCACCTCAAGTGCTGATGGTACCCGCCGGCCGGGGGCCGGACGGGCGTCGTGGGCCCTATTCGGCCTGCTGAGCCGTCTTCCTGGTCGTCAGGGACTCGATCATCGGGGCGAGGTTGCTGGGCTTCCACACGAGGTCGTAGCTCGTCTGCGAGGCCGCCAGGACGCCGAGGAGGGTCGCGGCCGCGAGCTGACCGTGCTGGAACTGGGCCCAGCCGCCATCCGCCGCCACGGCGAAGACGCCGGCAACGAGCGCGGCCACGACCGCCACGATCTTCTTGTACTTCGCCGACCAGGCGGGCTTCTGCACCACCGCGGTGAGGAGCGGCAGCACGACACCCACCTGGGCGCCGTTCGAGAGGGATTCGAGTGTCTGTGACATGAGGTCCTGCCCTTCACGAGGTTGTGTGACAGGCGGACTGTGGGGGGGCGCCGGGGTCTTACGTCGCGGGCTCAGGGGGCAGGGCCGTCGACGAGGTCTTCCGCGATCTCGCGGGGTGGGGCCGGTACGGGCCGCTCGTAGAGCTTGGTGACCAGGGCGCGGAGCTGATGGATGTACTCGACCGCGGCTGCCTTCCAGCGCCGCCACTGCCGCTGTTCCTCCTCCAGCCGCTCGACCCTGTTCTCGAGCGTGGTCACCCGCTCAAGGGTCTGGGCGTTCGTCGCGCGCTGCTGCTCCAAGAGCTTGGTGAAGCCTTCGGTCACTGTCTGCACGCTCGCTACGAAAGTGCTGGCCTCCGCCGCCTGCGCGTCGGTGTCGGTCTTTCGCTTGTTCCCCCGGTACACCAGCCACGCCCCGCCCAGCACACCGGTCATGCCGAAGAGGGGGCTGAGGACAGGCGCCAGAGAGGTAAGCAGCTCCACAGGGCGCCTCCTCGGTCATCGGTCGTCAGATGGGTGCGCGGGAGCCGGTGCCCGGAGGCCCGCGGCTCCCCGCGGCCCGGAACGCTGCACCAT